CACACCATCGAGCAGCTTGTCGACGTCCTCGGCCTTCCCGGCGTCGCCGCAGAGCAGACGGTGGTCGCCGAGTATCCACAGGTCGCCCGGCTGCGTAGTGGCATCGTCGGGCGGCTCCGGGACGGCGTCCGGGTCGGTCAGACCCTCCTTCAGCTCGCCCGTGTCCAGCAGGCCGGCCAGCTTCTCCTCGTCGAAGCCGAGGAGGCCCAGCTCGAAGCCCGCGTCCCGCAGCTCGCCCAGTTCGATGGGCAGAAGCTCGAAGTCCCACTCGGAGCGGTCGCGCGTGGCGTTGTCAGCCAGGCGGTAGGCCCGGACCTGCTCTGGCGTCAGTCCGCGCGCGACGTGGACCGGCACCTTCGCCAGGCCGAGCTTCTGGGCCGCCTTGAATCGCGTGTGGCCGCAGATGATGACACCGTCCTCGTCGACGACGATGGGCTGCCGGAACCCGAACTCCTTGAGCGACGCCGCGACAGCGGCCACGGCGTCGTCGTTCTTGCGCGGGTTCTGTGCGTAGGGCTTCAGCTTCTCGATGCTCCACACTTCGACGTCCATGCTGACCTCCAATCCTGTTTTTCTCACGAAAACAAACTGTGCCATGTAGTGCGGCGGTTCCCATCGCGGTCACCTTGCCCAGGCGCCGGGAAGGAACCATCGCCGCGTAACCTATTGACCTATTGCCCCTACGCGCGCGCGCATGCACGCAGAACGCGGCAATATGAGTACACGCGAGGGGTAGTACGCAATAGGTCAATAGGTTGTTGTTGGGTTGTTTAACTCTTATCTTTTCCATCACTTACGTCCTCCAACCTATTGACAGACCCATTGACCTCTTGCCGCAATGGGTGACCCGTCGCCGAGTTGTCTGGCCGCTGTTGCCCCGTCAATAGGTCTGAGATCGCAACGGGTTTCGGCAATGGGTTATCGAAGCCGGTATCGTCTCTGTGGCGTGCCACCGGTCCTTTTCTCCTCGTACTCGATGATCCGCTGGTTGAGGAGGGCCTCGCGCACCTCCTCGTGGTCGTGCATGCTCCACGGCACCTGGCGGTTCAGCTTCCAGAAGGGCATCCACGCGCCGCCCTTCTTCGCCTTCCACTTCCGCAGCACGCCCACGAGCTTCTGGCACATGGCGTGGAACCGGTTCTCGCTGACGTGCTCGTCCGTCATGAACAGCATCCGCCTGGTCTGGTGCGTGACGAGCTCCCAGGCCCAACGGGCGGCCTCGGCGTTGATGAGCGGGTCCTCGTGGTTCTCGCTGCAGGCGTAGATGAGCGCCAGGCGGCGGGCCTTCTCGTTCGCCCGCGCCCAGATGGCCATGCCGACCGGGTCCTCGTTGTCCTCCGCCGAGGAGTACTCGCGGTCCGCCTGCTGGCGGAGTTCCGAGAGAACGTCCCTCGCCTCCGGCGTGTAGTCCACGACACGCGGCACGGGATGCCAGCGCTCCAGGTTGCCCGTGCCCGGCATGAACTCCGACCACCACTTGGCTGTTTCGATGACGGACGCCGGCGGATCGCCCGCCACAGGCTCCTGTCCTTCGGCACGCTTGCCCGTCTCGAGGATCAGCATGCGGGCGAAGAAGCCGTTGGTGAGCATCTGGACTGACAGCGCCTCGTAGTAGTGCTTCGGGATCGCCGTGCCGAAGATGCAGAGCGAGGGCTGGTCGATGACCTTGTGCTCCTTGCCCGCCTTGACACGCATCGGGTAGAGGCCGTTCGAGCTCGTGAACATCTTCAGGAGCATCTGCATGATGCTCTCGAAGCGCTGCTCCTTGCCCTCGCGGATGGCGACCATGACCTTATCGATCTCGTCGGTCTGGAACAGCATCGACGGCTGCGCGAACAGGCGGTCCTCAATGCCTTCGCCGCTGGCGAACGAGTCCCCCAGGCAGTCCTCCAGGCCGATCTCGAGCAGCACCTTCTGGTTGACCTTGCGAGGATGCTCCTTGCCGGCGCCTGAGTTGGCCAGGCCGAGCAGGTAGAGGTTGGTGCGGTTGTCGCCGGGATCGCGGACCTTGCGGCCGGACAGGAACGCCTGGAGGCAGAGCGCGCCGGAGAAGGCCAGGACGGGGTTCGGATACGGCGCCGTGCCGAGCGTGTAATCCACGACCTGCTCGATGAAGCCCGGCACGCGCAGCAGGTGATCGGGCATCGGGCCGGGATCGGGGTGCTCGGGCCTGTCGTCCTCGGGGGCTGGGCCGAGCATCAGGGACAGGTCCACGCCCTCGCTATTGTCGACATCGTCGCCATAGCCTTGCCGCGCCAGAGCCGAGGCGGCCGCGGCGAAGTCGCCCCCGTGCTCCAGCAGCGCGTAGGCGGCGAACGGGCTGTAGCCCCGGTTCATCTCGAACGGCGGCGCGTTCGAGCTGAAGCAGTAGAAGACCTTGCCGTTGAACGTCGCGCTCGAGCCGTCCTCCTTGCCGGGCCGGCGCCAGCGTTCGTTCTCGCCGGTCTGGACGAGGGTCCAGCCGTGGGTCTTCAGCACTTCCCGCACGTCGCCCCGCGCGTTGTAGTCGTCGCCGGGACGGGCGTCGTCGAAGGAGGCGCTCGCATGCGCGGTGGCGGGCTGCGGATGGTCGGGCACCTCGTTGAGGGCACGGGCGAACTCGATGAGGATGACGCGCTCCTGCGTCGTCAGAACGGGCGGGTCAGTGAAGGCGCCCTGTTCGAGCACATAACCCGGCGATGGCGCACAGAGGAACAGGCCACCCTGGCCGCGCGTCTCTATGAGGGTGACCGTCTTATCTCCGAGGCGCCGCCGTGCCAGGCACTGGTTGCCGGGGACAGGCTCTTCGCACCGGTAGCAGACATGCCTGCCGCCGCTCTGGGACTGTTCCCGCACCAGGCGCCTGACAAGGTCGGGGCATCTCTCCTCCACGAGCCCGGCCCAGGGCTCGTAGGCCTGGCCGCCTGCGTCGAAGTCGACCAGCTCCAGGTCGCCGGACACGGCGCCCGTAATGACGCACAGGGCCTTGGCGCCGCCGGCGAACCAGCCGCGCAGCTCCTCCTCGGTGGGCAGACGCCCCTGGTATGGCTTCCAGCTTGGGACGACTGGCCGCTTCCCCTTCAGGTCGGCGGGAAGCACGCATAGGCCTGCCCGCACATAGGCCAGTGCCGTGTCCAGGAGTGATTCGGCTTGTTCTGGCATCGTCTCTCTCAGAAGGGGATCTCCTCGGTCAGCACGTAGCCTTTCCGGTCGCAGCCGTTAACGGGCTTCGGCCCCAGCTTGTAGCCGACGATCCGGTCGTACTTCTCGCCCTCGACGCTCTTGACCGTGATGGACAGCGTCTCGCAGAGGCCGCCCGCGTTGGCGATTTCCACTGCCTCATCGGTCGTGTCAGGGACGGGCCAGTCGGAGCGCTGCCGCCACCAGGACTCCGCTTTCGCACGCGCATAGCCGCTGTGCTCAAAGCAGACGAACTCCCATTGGTGGCGCTGCCACCCGACCTGGTATTCCACGCGCATCGTGCGGGGATGGTCCTCGGGCGCGTCGCGCTTGCGGTGGACGCCGTAGAAGACGTCGCTTACGGCGTACTCGGTCACGGTCGTCTCGCCGGACAGGATGCCGGCAGTCGTGGCCTTCGCGTCGTGCTTGGACCGCTCCGGCGGCGGGAACTCGTATCCGCACTCCGGGCAGACGCGGTATCCGCAGGCGACCACCGAGTGGCACTTCGGGCATTCCTTCGCCGGCGCTTCGCCGCCGTTTCCGAAGCGCTCTGCCAGGCGGACTTGGTCGACCGGGCCGTGCCGCAGCACGTTGCCGCCGAAGTCGAGGATGAGGCAGTCGGCCTTGCTGGGATCGGTCCTGAAGCCCCTCCCAACCATCTGGTAGTAGAGCCCGGGCGAGAGCGTCGGCCGGAGCATGGCGATGCAATCGATGTTGGGCGCGTCGAAGCCAGTGGTCAGGACGTTCACGTTGACGACGTAGGGCAGGTCGCCGGCGCGGAAGGCCGAGAGCAGCGCGTCGCGCTCCTTCGAGGGCGTCTCGCCGAAGACGCACTCACAGGCGACGCCGTGCTCGGCCCGCAGCACGTCCCGCACGTGCCGCCCGTGGTCCACTCCGCTGGCGAAGACGAGGCACGAGTGCCGGCCCTGCGTCTGCTCGATGATCTCCGCGCACGCGGCCCTGACCAGTTCGTCCCGATCCATCAGGGCTTCGGTCTCGCTCGCCACGAACTCCCCGGCGCGCACGTGCAGCCCGGAGGTGTCGACCTTCTGCCGGCCGGCCTTCGTCTTCAGCGGGCAGAGGTAGCCCTGAACGATCAGCTCCTTGACGCCGATCTCGTAGCAGACGTGGTTCAGGAGGTGATCCGGCTCGCAGATCATGCCGGTCTTCATGCGGTACGGAGTGGCGGTCAGGCCGATGAGCCGGACGTGAGGGTTGATGACCGCTGCGTCGCCCAGGAAGGTCCGATACATGCCCTCGCCGTCCGGCGGGATCATGTGCGCCTCGTCGATCATGACCAGGTCGAAGCGGCCGAGCCGGTCGGCGCGCTGGTAGACCGACTGGACGCTGGCCACGATGACGGCGTGGTCGGTGTCCCGGCTGTTCAGGCCGGCGCAGTAGATGCCGATGTCCAATTCCGGGGCCATGTCGGACAGCGTGCCGGCCGTCTGCTCCAGCAGCTCCTTCACGTGCGCCAGCACCAGGACGCGGCCGCTCCAACGCTGCGCGGCGTCCCTGCAGATGTGTGCCATGACCGGCGTCTTCCCGCCGCCGGTCGGGATCACCACGCAGGGGTTGTCGTCACGCGTTCGCAGGTGCCCGTAGACGGCGTCGACCGACTCGGTCTGGTAGCTTCTAAGCTGCATCATTGCTTTCCCGTTCCGCTCGAATGACTGCCGCCCGCCGCCAGACCTCCTCCAGCCATTCCTCTGATCCCTCCGGCTCCGGCAGCGGCCCGAAGTAGTCCTTCGACGACTCGTACTCCGCCTTCCGGCACGCCTTGCAGATGCCGCTGTAGCCGCACGTCCGCTTCGCGTGCCGCCGGAAGGCCTTGAGCGGCTTCACCTCCCCGCAGCGGTTGCATCGCTGTGTTTCCCTGGTTGCCGTCGCTATGGGCCGGCCTCCTGAATGCGCACGATGGCCTTGCCGCCGTCCACGGGCCTGCACCTCGTCACCTCCAGGTGCACGATCTGCCCGTCGTCCTGGTAGGCCCCCGCCTTCTCGAGCGCGTCGAGCAGGCTCTTCATGGCGTTGTCCACGTCACGTCGGCGTCGGTCGGGCGGGTAGAGCTCCACCTGTACCTGGATGGGACCGGTGAAGGGCGGCGCGCCGGATGCCGCGAGGATCGAACAGACCTTCTCCCGGAAGGCTCGACCCTCGCGGCTGATCAGCGTGCGCGGCCCGACACGCCTCCAGTAGTGGTTGACGCTCGGCGGGTATGGCAGTTCGTACTCCTGCATGCTCTGGCTCCTATCGGTGGGCGCTGGCCATGTGTCGTGGTAATGGGTTGACAAATGCCCTCTCGTGCGCTAAAGTCCATGCTGGAAAGGGGGTTACCATGGGGAGGTTTCGACTCCGATTTGGGCCATTCACGTTTGGTAAGACAGGGATGCGTCTCAGCTGGTGGTCCAAGTACTTCGGATTCTCCACACCCCTGGACGGTGAAGGTCGCACCTTCGGGAAGGTCCGTTTCCCGTGGCCGTTCGGGTTCTTGCGCTGGTTCTTCTGAGCCATCTGCCATCGGTGAAGGCAAAGTCCTCAGGGGAGGGCTATGGCCGAAGCGCGTCTTCCCCCGTGTATCCCCACTGCCTAGATCAGCGCCTCCAGGGGGGCGCGTCGCTGTTTGCCTGGGGCGCCCGCTCGGGCGAGGGCTTCTTGGCGTAGCCCTTGACCTCGTTCGTGAGCTCGCCCGTGTCGTCCCTGCGCTTCAGGCCGACCTTCACCTGCAGCGGCAGGTCGTGAAGCTCGGTCGAGTCGTTCGGCGTCAGGACGCCGACCGCCTTGCAGATGGCCGCCAGTTCGGAGCGGGCGATTTTCACTGTGAGCTTGTTGGGGTTGTCGAGGTTGAGCCGGGCCCAGAGGAGCCGGCCCTTGTAGTCGCCCTCGAGCACCTGGAACGTCAGTTCCAGGTAGGTGCCGTTCCCGGACTTGGTCGGCTTCATCTCCGAGGCCGTGATGGCGGCGACGTACTTGCCCTCGGGGATGGGCTCGAAGGTCTCCATCGGTTCCACTTCACGCGCGTCGAATCCGCGTAGGTCAGCCATTGGTCTCGTCTCCTTCCGTGTGCTGGGCGGACTTGCCTGCCGTACCCTTCGGCGAAGGCAGGTGCTGGGCGAAGGCCCGGTAGTCGAGGGGAAGCTCGTCGGGCAGGTCCAGGCGGTTCTTCGCCACGTGGGCGGGACGCTCGCTGGTGCGAACGATCCGCTCGCCCGTGCCGATGCCCTTCGCCTTCGTGCGCCCGAACCCCTCGTCCACCTGCTTGGTGTGGACCTTGTAGGTGGCGAACAGCACCGCATCACACCATTCCTGCACCATCGCGCTGGCATGCTTGTGCAGGCGCGGGGCGTAGCGGTCGTAGCTGTCCGTCTCGGGGTTCTCAAACTTCTCGATTTGGCAGTGGGCGATCAGGATGACCGCCATGCCGCGCTCGTTGCGCAGCGCCGTCAGCCCGTCCAGGACCTCGCGCCACTGGGTGAGCGCGAAGATGTAGCCCTTCGCGTAGCCGATGTCCTCGATGGACTCGACGGAGCGCTTGCGGCAGACCTCCGCCCAGATCAGCCTCTCCAGCCAGTCGAGGCTGTCCACCACGACCGTCCGGTAGGAGTGCTCCTCGGAATACAGCTCCGACAGGGCCTGAATCACCTGGGCGTAGTCCTCGGCCAGGGGGAACTTGTCGCACTCGACTTCCCCAAGGCCGTCCTCGGTCTGGATGAAGATCGGGCCGTCGCTCTGCGACGCCCACGTCGACTTGCCGACGCCGTGGACGCCGTAGAGCATCGTGCGCCGGGGAGCGGGGATGCGCCCGCTCTGGACCTGCTTGAGTAACGCTGTCACGTTCCGTCCTCCTTCCGCTTAGATGTAGGGTCGAAACTCTCTCACGTCCTCGTATCCGGTGGGCCAGGCGTCCTGCTCCTGGCAGTCCCTGAGCCTGCACACGGCATCTTCGTTCTGCTGGCGGGCGCGCTTCAGCACGTCCGGGCCGACGTGCCACACGCCGCATCGGAAAGGCTCCTGCTTCTCAATGGCCACGATGTGGACGTCGAATCGTCGCCCGGACGCCTCCAGGAGCAGGGCCGTGTAAAACGCCATCTGGTGGGTGTAGCGGTAGGCCTGGGCGTCCATCTCGAAGACGTCCAGGTTGTAGCAGGTCTTGAGGTCGACCAGTCCGCGCTTCGGGTTGAGCCAATCCAGGCGGGCCTGGCAGGGCAGGCCGCAGTACTCCACGCGGACGACGCCCTCGGCCACTCCTTCGGCGAGCAGGTCATTGGCGGCTTCATGCCGGCCCACGGCGGCGTTCATCTCTTCGATGAGCGCCGCGTCGGAGTCGCACAGCACGGCCTTGTTCTGTTTCTCGGCCCACTGGGCGTAGGCCTTCGTGTTGGCGCCGTAGGGCTGGCCGGTGCTGGGGTTGATCGGCCCGCCGACGGCGTACGCCGTCTCGAACCGATCGCGCCCCTCCAGGATGAGCACGTGGGTCGCACGGCCGAGGTTGAAGGCCGCGCTCTCCCGCTCGGTGACAAGCCCCGCCCGCTTCTTGTGGAAGAGGAGCGGGTTCTTCATGAACTCGATCAGGTCATGGCTGCCGAGGTAGTCCTTCCCTCTGGCGTGGTAGACCTCGGCCGGCTCCCGGATGAGGAAGCGCAAGTCGTTGATGGAAAGACTATGCATGCACTGCCCTCCGAAACTCGAACCTCAGGGTGGGGCGACACTTCGCCGCGTCCGGAAGGTTATTCGCTCGGAAGGGGGGTCAGATTGCCGACTGAGGTAGAGCCCGATGCGGGGGCAACATGACTCATGTTTCGCCCCACGTTGACCCCGACCCAAGTCAGGTTGTGCCCCATCCCACGCCGACATGACTCGTCTACAGCCCTACAGACATGTCCCCCTTTCTGCAGATAGAAATGAATCCATCAGGCAAGGCGCGCTGCCCCAACACACTGACTACCTGGCTGGAAAGAAGGGAGACATGGCATCACACACGCAGGAACTCGTTCAGTCCTACGAGAGCGGCATCCCGCGATGGAAGATCAACCTAGCCCTGAGCCGGATCATCGGGTTCGGCTTCCCGGAGCACGAGTGGGACGGACTGCTTCAGAACCTGGCTATCGAGATCGTGGGTTTCCGTTACGACCCTGAGAAGTCGAACGGCGCGAAGGAATCAACCGCTCTCTACTCGCTCATAGACAACCGCCTGCGCGGCTACGTGCGGTCCGAGTACAGACAGCAGATCGTCTTTGAGAGCCTGGAAGAACGCATGGAGGCCAGTGGAGAGAGTGTCGAGGATTCACCTCGCTTTCGCCGTGGAGACAAGAAGGCACTTCGGTTCGACGTCCGGCAGGCGGTGGCCTCTCTGCCGTCGGCCGAGAGGACTGTCTGCGAAGGTCTCATGCACGGTGAGACGATCGGGCAGATCGCACGGCGCCTCCGCTGCGGCTGGCACACGGCCAACCGCACCCTCGCCCGCATTCGTGGCCGTTTTGAACGCATGGGCCTCCATGCGTGGATAACCGGATGACCTTCGCCCAGGAGCGCAGAGGCGTGAGAAGTCGGCCAGAATCCCCTGGATTTCCCGGCGAGATTGAGCAACATGAAGGGGGAAGACGCGCCTCCTCGGAGGTCCCGCTGTCTGCGGGTTGGATAACCGAGGATCTCCTCCGGGAGACGCGCCAGGTCTTCACGAACGCTTATGGTCGGGTCGTGACGGCCGAGGAGGCCGTGGAGATTCTGATGAACATCAGAAGGCTGGCCTGTGCGCTCATCAAGGCGAAGACAGGAGGCGAAGAGGGATGAACGTACTCATCTGGGCGAGGGTGTCGTCGCGTGAGCAAAGGGAGGGGTATTCCATCGATGCACAACTGCGCGCCACAAGGGACAAAGCGACGCAGGAAGGATGGCGCGTAGTCAAGGAGTTCGCGGTCGCGGAGTCGGCCAAGCGCGGGGCGGACCGGGCGATCTTCAGGCAGATGCTCCGATGGGTGAAGAAGAACGCGGGCAAGGACTCGATCGGTGCGATCTTGAGCCACAAGCTCGACCGCGTCTGCCGCAACATGCGGGATGCCGTTCGGCTTCAGGAACTCGAGGACGAGTGCGGGGTGCGGCTGTGCTTCGTGGACAACCAGTTTGGCAAGGGACCGGCTGGCGCGCTCTCGTTCAACGTGATGGCAGCGGTGGCCCAATACTACTCCGACAACCTCCGCCAGGAGGTGCTGAAGGGCATGGACGAGCGGGTGCGGCAGGGATGGATCGCCGGGCATGCGCCCTACGGCTACGTGAACGTGCCGGGAGACCGCGACGAACCCGTCCAACCCGACTCCGAGCAGGCGCCTGCCGTGGTCCGCATATTCGAGCTGTACTCACGCGGAGACGTCACGTTCAAGGCGCTGGCAAACGTGCTGGAGAACGAGGGGCACGTCTACAGGACCAGTCAGCCCCGTTTCCACCGCACCGCCTTGTCATACATCCTGAACAACCGGTTCTACGTGGGGGAGATCGAATGGCACGGGAGAATCTACCAAGGGCAGCACCGCCCGCTGATCGACCGTCACACCTTCCAGAAATGCCGGGACGTCCTGAACGGCAGGAACCGCCGCACGGGCTCCCCCAACCTCGGGCTGTCCGGTGGGCTGTTCCGTTGCGCTTACTGCGGGCGGGCCATTACGGGGGAGAAGATTCGCCGCAAGCTCAAGCGCGGCGGCGTGCGCGAGCACGTCTACTATCGCTGCGCCAACAACGACCCCGGGCCGGACCATCCCACCGTGCGCTGGCGCGAAGCCGACCTTGAAGAGGCCATTGTCGAAGATCTAACCGCCCTTCGGATGCCTTCCGAGGAGGTGGCCGACTTGTTCCGGGGGGCTCTCAGGGCCGCGGTCGAGGATATCACGTTAGAGCAGAGGCAGCAGAAGAAGTCGCTCGCCAGGAAGCAGAAGGAGCTCAACGCGATGCAGGACAAGCTGCTGGACGCCTACTTGAACGGGGTCATCGACGAGGAGGTCTTCAACAGGAAGTCGGCAGAGCTCAAAGGCCAGCAGGCAGACCTTCAGAAGGTGACGGGCTGGATGGGGGACATTGACCCTGATCGCGGGGACCTGGCCCTGAACGTCTTCGAGTGGAGCCAGCAGGCGGCAGACGTCTGGCGCCGTTCAAACGATGAGGTCAGGCGCGATATCTTGGAAGCAGTGAGTTTGAACCGTACTCTGACCAACGTAACTCTTTGCACGGAAAAGAGAAAGCCCTTCGACGCTCTCGCCGAAAAGCTCGTTTTGCAGGATGGTCGGGGCGGGCGGATTCGAACCGCCGACCTCTGCGTCCCGAACGCAGCGCTCTAAACCAGACTGAGCCACGCCCCGACTTTTCAAACGACCCGAGCACACCACACGCCGCGGTTTTCGGGCCGGGCGGAAGCGGACAGTAGAGAGTAGACCGCAGGAGAGGCGCCGGCTGGCTCCGGCAAGGCGCCTGAGTCGCTGACGCCGTCCGCCGTTGTTGTCTCCTTTCTCCTGTCCACTCTCTCCTGCTCTGCCGGCCCGATTGCGGCGGGCCGGCAGCCACGCCCCGGCCAAACACCCCAATCTAATCCCCCCGGCCCCGATTTGTCAAGTTCGCGCGCCCGCCAGGAGGACGGCATTCACCGCGGAGGTCGCTGAGGAAAGGGGTGCGTCACGAGCTCGTAGCGCCGCCTTCCAGGCGGCATAGCCGCTGGGCCGCCGGGGCGGCTAAACATCCTGCCCGCGGCTGCACGTCAGGGCGTGGGCAGGATGCCCACGCCCAGGCCGGCAAGATGCCGGCGCTACAGCCAGGCCAGAGCGCCACGACGGCATTCAGTGCGGGGGGCGCTGAGAGCGCGGAACGAGAGCGCCGCAGTCGTCTGTCAGCGTCCGCAGGCGAGGCGCCGGCGCTACACGGAGGGCCGCCATGAAGAAAAAAACGCCCCGCCGCGGATTTTATCGGTCAGTAAGGGACAGATCGGACACACCGTTTTTCCAGGACGCCTATAATCCGCGCCCTTGAACGAGACACCTGACGCAGAGAGGAGGGGCGAAGTGGCACGGACCACCAAAGAACGAATGCGGGACCAGGCGCGAGCCCTGCGCAGGCAGGGCAGCTCGATGGCCGTCATCGGCGAGGCGCTCGGGGTTACGGACCGGACCGTGCGCCGCTGGGCGAAGGACGACGCGGACGCCGGCCGCCCGTGGCGCTGGGGCAAGGGCGTGGACTTCATCCCGACGCCCGAACATTTCACCGACCGGATGTGCAGCCAGCTCATGGAGCGCCTGGCCAGGCTGATCGAGGCCGGCGACGACCCGGAGCACGCAGAGGACGCCGCCCGGCTCGAGGACAGGATGCTCAAGGTCTGCCGCGTGCTGGAGCACCTCAAGAGCGACCACATCGACCTGGAGCAGCAGCTCGTCGGCCTGAAGCGGTTCGCGGCGTTCTGCATGCGCAACATGACGGAGCAGGAGATGGAGCCCGTGCGCAGGGCCATCCGGCAGTTCCTGGATGAGATGCGGGAGGAGCACTCGTGATCTGGTTTCAGACCGCGATATCGGCGGCGTCGGCGCTGTTCGGCGGGTTCATCGGCGGCTGGGTGGTGGCGTTCCGACTGGGGCGCTGGCGACAGCGCGTCGAGGACCACCTGGAGTGCATCGAGGCGCGCCTGAGCAAGGGCGACCGCGCCGTTGACAGCGTGCCCGTCCTGAGCACCCGCGTGGACCTGATCCTGGAGGAGCTGCGGTCCATCCGGGGCGACCTCCGCCACGACAGGCAGAGCTTCGTCACACACGAGGAATGCGACAGGAGGCACGGCAGTGTTGACGCGTGAAGAGATCGAGAAGCTGCTGGCGGACGTGCAGCGCCGGCGTGGCGCACGCCGAGTGGGAGATCGACCCGGCGGACGAGAGCCGCCTGGCGATGGCGGCGGCCGAGTACGCCCGCGAGATAGTGGCGACGATCCCGGACGTGCAGGACGCGATCTTCGACCTGCTCGACGCCATCGGGAAGGGCTTCTCGCCAGTCCAGATCCACTGGCAGACGAGCAAGAACGACTGGCAGCCGGTGCGGCTCGAATACGTCCCGCAGCGTTGGTTCACGGTGGCCGAGGATGGGACGACGCTCCTGCTGCGCGGCGAGGGCTACGGGGACGACGTCGAGCTGAACCCCACAAACTGGATCGTCCACCGCGCGCGGGGGCAGAGCGGCTACGCCTGGCGGCAGCCGCTGTTGAGGGCGTGCGTGCGGGCGTTCATCGTGCGGCACTTCGGGTGGAAGGACTGGATGAGCTTCGCCGAGGTCTACGGCATGCCGGCGCGGATCGGCAAGCTGCAGGACGACGTGGCGTGGAATTCGGCGGAGGCGACGCAGCTCAAGGCGGCAGTCCGCGCGCTGGGCCACGACTACGCGGCGGTGGTCCGCTCCTCGAACGAAATCGAGCTGCTGCAGGTCGCGAACGGTGAAGGCCAGATCTACGAGCGCATCCTGGAGCTGGCGGACCGCGAACTGACGCTCTCCATCCTCGGGCAGACGCTCACGAGTGGCGGCGAGGGCGGCGGCTCCTATGCGCTCGGCCAGGTCCACAACATCGTGCGGATGGACCTGCTGGAGGCCGACGCGAAAGCGCTCGGAGAGACGCTGACTCATCAGCTCCTGCGGCCCATCGTGCGGCTGAACCTGGGCGAGTCGGCGCCGCTCCCCCGATGGGACTTCCTGGTCGAGCGGCCCTCGGACATGCTCCAGGAGTCGGAGATCCTCGGCAACCTGGTCACCGCCGGCGTCGAGATCGCGATGGACGAGGTGCGGGAGCGCTTCGGCTACCGCGCGCCCGTCGCGGGCGAGGCCATCGTGGTGCCATTCCAGGTGCGCGCGCTGACCGGCCAGGGCACGGCGGAAGGCGAGCAGGAAGGCCAGAGCGAAAACGCGCTGCGCCCGGCCTTCGTCGCGCAGCCGGCGCTCGTGCCGAACCAGGCCGACGTCACGACCGAGGGGCCGGTGCCCGAGGACGGGCTCAGGTGGCTCGGCGAGCGGCGCGTCGCCACGGACGAGGCGTGGGAGCGGCTCGGGCCCGCCGGCAAGCAGCGGGCCTGGTATGTGACGGGGCTCGACCAGGAACGCATCGCACAGGCCGCCGTCGAGCTGACCGAGGCATACCGCACCGGCGCCACGGCCAACGCGGCCCTGACACACCTGGAGGCGCTGGGCATCGCCGTGCCGGGCGGGCAGACGCCCGGCGACAATCAGATCCCCGCCGCGCAGGCGCGGCTGGTCTATCGCCAGAACCTGTTCTCGGCCTACGGGGCGGACCGCTGGATCAAGGGGCAGCGCGGCATCGCCGAGCGGCCCTACGGCCAGTACCTGACGGCGGGAGACGAGCGCGTGCGGGCCGAGCACGCCGCCCTGGACGGGATCGTCAAGCCTCTCGACGACCCGTTCTGGGCGAGCTACATGCCGCCCTGGGACTATAACTGCCGATGCACCCTGGTCACTGTGAGCCGGACGGAGATGGACGCGGAGGGGCTGGAGGTCGAGGACGAGATAGACGAGGCCGCGCGCTACCAGGCGGCCCTGGTCCTCCAGGGGATGCCCCTCGAGGCGGCGCAGATCCGCGATGCCGCGCGCGACATGCGGGCGGTGATCGAGCGCAGCGCGAATGTCGCCGCGCTTAAAGCGCCTGCGAACCCCCAGTGGCAGTTCGACCGGCGGGACGCCTACGGACTGGAGTCGGAGGGCTGGCAGCCGGCGACGGAGGCCGGCCGCGCCGACCTGGAAGTGCTGCGCACCATGCCTCTGGTGGAGGGCCTGGTCTGATGGACCCGACGCTCACGCAGAACGCGGCGCCGGCTGAGATACCGGCCGCTGTGCCTGACTGGATCATGCTCGCCCGGACGGGCGTCTGGGCGGGCGGCCCGAAGGGGGGCAGGCAGGTAGTGACGCAAGACCGCCTGGCCGGCGCGAAGGCCTACTTCGAGGCGCGCTACGTCCCGAACAGCAAGGACGTGCCGCTCGACTGGAACCACGCGAGCGTATTCGCCGCGCAGCGCGGGGAGCGGGCGCCGGCGGCGGGCTGGATCGGGCAGATGGACCTGCGCGCGGACGGGACGGAACTCTGGGGCTTGGTGCAGTGGACGACCGAGGGCATGAACAGCGTGGCTGCGCGGCAGTTCCGCTACCCGAGCCCGGTCATCCTCTGGAACCACCCGGACCCAGTGACGGGCGAGATCATCCCGATGCGGATACACAGCGTGGCGCTGACTAACACGCCGCGCATGCTGGAGCTGGCGAGCTTGAACGAACAGGACGCCGGGACGGATCCCGGCGACACACCAGAAGAGGGAGGCGGGAGCATGGATCTCCTGACGCAGATCGCGAACGCGCTCGAGGTCGAGCCCGAGCAGGCAGCCTCCATGCTCGGGCTTTCGGGCACGGAGGACAAGGAAGTCGCGCAGGCCCTGGTGGCCAACGCGCAACGGGTTGCAGAACTCGAGGCTGAGCTGGCCGCAGTGCCGGCCCTGCCCGAGTCGGTTGCGAATGCCCTGGGCGTCGAGCCGGACGCGGAGCTGACCTCGGTCAACGCCGCCATCATCCGGCTGAAGGCGCCGGGCGCCGGGCTGGACGCCGTCCGGTCCGCGCTGGGTCTGGCCGAGGATGCCTCTGAGGCGGGCATCCTCTCGGCCATCGGCGAGCTCCACGAGGACCGCCACGGGGGCGAGGTCGATCAGCTCATCGCCAACGCCATTGAGGCCGGCAAGATCACGCCGGCTCAGAAGGGCTGGTGGAAGCGGATCGCCGAGGGCGACATGGACGCCGCGCGCCAGGCCATCGAGGGCCTGCCCGTGGTCACCAACGCCCAGCACGTCGGCGGCCAGCGGACGCCAGCGCAGGGGATCACGGACGAGGAACGCGCCGTGGCGCGCCTGCTCGGCATCTCTGATGAGGTCATGCTCGCCGGCCGCAATGCGAGCTGAGGAAGGAGGTCCCCATGACCGCACTCAGCACAGACAGAAACACGTGGTACCAGGAGTCGGTGGACACGCTCCGGGCCCCGATGGCGGCTGACGCGGAGATCTTCGTCGGTGGCATGGTCTGTCGGGACGCGGCCGGCTACGCCGTCCCTGCAGATGACGCGGAGGGCTACATCTTCGCCGGCATGGCCATTGAGGATCCGCAGAATCCCGGCGGGAACTACGACAACTCGGGCGGCGACGACGGCGACGTCTACGTCGTCGTGCGCACGAAGGGCCGGGCCCGCTACGCCCTGAACAGGACGCCCTCGCAGGACATGCTCCTGGCGAAGGCCTACTGCGTGGACGACCAGACGGTCGAGGTCAACGCCGCCGCGCTGACCTACGACGTCCAGTGCGGCTTCGTGACGAAGCTGCCCACGGCGACCCTGGCCTACGACGCCGAGGCGGACTTCTCGACGGACGAGGTCGAGATTGAGTTCTCCGGCGGCGTGGATGACTACGCGCCCACGACGACAACGGCAGCGCCGACAACGGCGGCGCCGACCACTGAGGCGGCGACAACTCCTGCGCCGACAACGCCTGCCAGGACGACAACGCCAGCGGCGACAACTCCTGCGCCGACAACGCCTGCCAGGACGACCACGGCACCGCCGACGACCACGCCGGCGGCGACCACCGAGGCGGCCACCACTGAGGCGGCGACCACCGAGGCGGCGACCACCGAGGCGGCCACAACGACCACAACGCAGGGAGGCTGACGATCCGGCCGGGGCCCGCCTGAGCGGGCCCCCGGCCCTACCCCAGAGGGAGCGAACAGATGAGCGCACTCAGCGCGGACCGCAACACGTGGTACCAGGAGTCGACGGACACGTTGCGGATCCCGATGGCGGCCGAAGCGGAGATCTTCGTCGGCGGCATGGTCTGTGCGAACGCGGACGGCTACGCCGTCCCGGCGGCCGACACTGCCGGCTACCACTTCGCCGGCGTGGCCATCGAGGACCCGCAGAATCCCGGCGGCAACTACGATAACTCGGAGGGCGACGACGGCGACGTCTACGTCGTCGTGCGCACAAAGGGCCGCTTCCGCTACGTCCTGAACAGAACGCCCAGCCAGGACATGCTGTTCTGCAAGGTTTACGTAGTGGACGACCAGACGGTCGAGGTTTACTCGGGCGCGGTCACGAACGACGTCCGGTGCGGGCACGTGACGAAGCTGCCCACGGCGGCCCTCGCCTACGACGCGGAGGCGGACTTCTCCACGGACGAGGTCGAGATCCAGGCCAGCGGCGACCCGTGGGACTACACGCCGACGACAACGACGGTAGCCGCAACGACAGTTGCCGCCACCACGACAGCCGGCCAGGCTTGACGATAGGCGGGCGGGCCTTGCCCCGGCGGGGCCCGTCCACAACGCACTCAAACGAGGAGCACCGAGATGGAGCTCACACAGGGCAACATGGCCGCGCTCTTTCAGAACCTGCGCGGCGAGTTCCGGGCGGCCGTTCGTGACGCCCCCATACCCGAGGACGTGGCGGCGTTCGTGACGGAAATCCCGAGCGGCACCAGCGAGGAGTACCTGCCCACGGCAGCACTCCTGGGTGACCTGGAGAAGTTCGAGGACGAGCTGTCCTACACGAACCTCGGCCAGTGGATGCAGGAGATCGCGAACGAGACGTTCGCGCGCGGGCTGGAGATCCCGATCACTCACGTCGAGGACGACCGGCTCGCGATGTACACGCTCGTGGCGAAGGCGCTGGGCAAGCGTGCCGCCACCTACCCCTACCGGCAGGTGCCCCAGGCGTTCATCAACGGCATCAGCACCGCCTGGGTGGACGGGGCGAACGTCTGGTCCAACAGCCACCAGTGGGTGGGTGGGCAGGCGTGGGACAACCTCGAAGATCTGGCGCTCTCGCCGGCGAGCTTCGAGACGGCCTGCCAGCACCTGATGGAGAGGATCGGCCCGGACGGCCAGGTCCTGGAACTCAGTCCGACGCACCTCGTGGTCGGGCCGGCGAACCTGAACCGCGCCCGGCGAATCGTCCACCGCGAGCTGGTCGGCGGCGGCGACTCGAACATCCACCACAACGAGGTGCAGGTCGTCAAGTGGAGCCAGCTCATCGGCACCCACGCCGAGGAGTGGGGCGTCTTCGACCTGAGCGACGAGGTCAAGCCGTGTGCGATCACCAACCGCAGCGGCCCCGACTTCTTCGCCCAGGACAGCGAGACCGACGACTCGGTCTTCAACCGGGAGGTCCTCCGCTACAAGGGACGGCGACGCTTCGGCATCGCCATCCTGGCGCCCTGGCTGGGCCAGTGGAGCGACTCGAGCCGGGCCGCTTCGGCGACCACCGCCGCTGCGTGACACGACCGGGAGTGAGTGAAGGCGCGTGACTGACGGGACCGGGCCCGCCGCCGGCGGGCCCCGGCCCCGCACGCGAACCGAACCGTTGCAGGAGGGCTCAGGCGTGGCCTATTGCACCCAGGCCAACATCGAGGAGCGATACTCCGAGCAGAGCGTCGTCGCCTACGCCGACCACAACAAGGACGGCACTGCCGACGCGGACGTCATTACGCGCGCCATCACGGACGCCTGCGGCCTGATGGACAGCTACCTCCAGAAGCAGTTCGTCGTGCCTGTGCCCGCGCCGATTCCGCCGTCCCTGCGGGACTGCGCCATCACGCTGGCCTGGTGCCGGCTGCTGCGGGGGCGGCAGTCGATGACGGAGGAGGAGCGCCTCGCCTGTAAGGAGGCGCTTGACTGGCTCAAGGCCGTTGCGGCCGGCGAGATCGAGATCGGCCTCGTGCCGAAACCTACGGCCTCGGCCAGCGCGCCCGGCGTGCGCTACCAGGTGGACGACCGCGAGTTCGGGAGGGACAAGGACCTGTGATCGCACTGGACGTGGACATGCGCGAGGTGGAGCGGGGCCTGAAAGGCCTCGCTGAGGCCATCGCGGACATGACGCCGGTGGCCCGCGACTTCGGGGCGCACATGGTCCGCAAGTGGGTCATGCGCTTCCCGCGCACGGGCGGGCATGAGGCGTCCGCCGCGGGCGAGCCGCCCGCCGTCCAGTCCGCCGCGCTGCGCAACTCGCTGACCTACGAGGTCGGCGACGGCGGCGACTCGGCCGAGATGGGCACGCCGCTCGTGTACGGCCTGATCCAGCACTTCGGCGGCGTAATACATATGCGGCCGGGGGGCCCTCACCTGACGGTGCCCATCGCCGACGAGAGCTACGGCAAGGGAGCGTTTGACTTCGGCGACCTGGACTTCCGCCCCAGCAAGGGCGGCGGCCCGAGCGGACACAGCATCGGCGTCCTGGGCGAGATGGCGGGCGGCGACTTCAAGCCGCTGTTCGCCCTGCTCACGGAGGTGGAGATCGAGGAGCACCCCTGGCTGGTCGTCGAGCAGGAGGACTACGACTACCTGGGTGATCGGATGGTCGAGCACCTCAACAAGGAGACGGACCGGAGGATGCGCTGACGCATGGCCGGCTTCCTCACAGACGGACGCGAGGCGCTGATCGCGGCGCTTAAAGCGGACGTCACCATCGACGGAGCGATCACGCCGGACGGTTGGCGCACGTTCGAGTCCGGCCTCTGGGAGCGCGTGGTGATCGACCCCGCGCGCTGCCCGATGTGCTGGATCTCGCCCGCCGAGGCGGAACTCGCCCAGCTCACGAACTACGGCGTCGAGATCCCGCAGATCATCGAGGTGGACTTTGCCACGGAAGGCCAGGACGCCTCGACGATGGAGACGCTCCTGGCGGCGTTCTACGACGTGCTGATCGCCGCCAGGGGGGACATGCTCGACCTCAGCGGGGACGGGCTCTACAAGATCGACTGGACCGGCAGCACGTGGGTGGCGCGCCCGAGCAAGGAGGGCGCGCGCCTGATCTGGCTGACGACCACGCGGGTGCGGCTGCACTGGCGGCTGCGGCGCCCGCTGACAAGCTGACGCTCTGACTGGAGGAGAGAACGATGCCCGGAGCAGAAGGAAGCGTTCACCTCGGCGCCCATCGGCACGTGAGGTTCTGCCGCGAGACGGCGTTCGGCGAGTGCCCGGCGGTCCCGACTTGGTTTTCGTGCCCGATCATCGAGAACGGGTTCACGCTCAAGGCGACCTCGCCGCGCTACTGGCCCAACACAAACTACGGCGGGGACTTCCGCCGGCACGTGGCCGTCCATCACCAGCTCGAAGTCACGGGCGACATGCTGACGCTGCTCTGGCCGGAGCTGACCGAGCACCTGCTCCGCATGTGTCTCGACCGGGACGACGATGAGGACGTCTACAGCCACTGCCTCGACCACTACACGCCCGCCGACCCGAGGCGCTACCTCGGCGCGGTCGTCGAGCGAATGACTCTCGCGTTCGATGGCACGGGGGCAGGCGACATCCGCCTGACGCACACGCTCCGCGCGAAGCTGGAGGAGGAGAACGACGCGCTCGTCGCCGGCGACTTCGACTACTCGGCAGTGAGCGCGGTGCCGTTCATGTTTGCCTCGGCCGAGTTCCGGCGGAACGGCCACCTGATCGCGGACCTGGAGACGGGCACGATCACCGTCGAGAACAACGTCCTGGCCGGGCCGAAGCGCCGGACGACCGGGATAACGCTCGGCACGCACGCGCACCTGCTCGCGCAGCAGCGGGCTATCAGCTTCGAGTCCGAGGAGCTCAACAACGACGACCTGCACAACGAGGCCATCCGGGACGGCGGCTACTTCTCCCTGGACGTCCGGCTGCACCACCCGGACGGCCACTACGCGCAGATCCAGCTCCCGCGCATGGTCATCGAGGAGTCCGCCGAGGACGGGACGCCCGACCAGATCGCGAAGCAGTCGCCCCGGTTCGAGGCCCTGGCCGGCCCGAGCGGGGACGACATCATCTGGGGCGTGGACCTCGGCCCGGCGACAACGACCCTGGCGCCGATCACCACGACGGCCGCCCCGACAACGACGGCCGCCGCGACAACAACGGGAGCCTGACCGGGAGGCAACAGCAACCCTGACCGGAGGAGGTGCAGACGATGGGCAAGAAGAGGCCGAACCAGCCGGCCCCAGAGCCGGCCGACAAATCCCCGGCCGCCGACGCCAAGCAGGAGGACGGCCGCTCGCTCCTGGCCTTTCTGCGGGAGCAGTTCGAGGCGGTCGAGTGGATCGAGCCCGTGAAGTTCTGGCAGGCCCGCGTCTGGTGCGGCGGCCAGGACTTCGCCCTGATCACGGTCGTCAGCTCGGAGATGGTCGGGCGTGTCGCCTCCGCCCTGGCCCGCATGGACGGGCTCAGAAAGCGCCTGGCGGCCGCTGAGGGCGTCGAGGCAGCGGCCGACGTGGTGGCCGCCGCCTTCTCCGATGATGCCCTGGAGGGCGCCTGGGTGCTCGTGGCGGACCTCCTGGCCTGCTGTGTGACGGAGCTCCACCTGCCCGAGTACACCGAGGCCACAGGCCGGGAGTGCTTCGTGCCGGTGAGCGACGCCCCCGTATCAGGGCGCATCGAGGCGGCGCGTTTCTGGCCCGTCGTCCTGCTTGGCCGCGTGCTGATCGGCATCGGAGTCCAGGCGGGCCAATTGCTCACGAGGTCCGGCAGGGCCTGACCGGCGGCAGCGACCTGCTCGACCTCTTCTGGAGGGCCTCGCACGGGCAGCCGGTCCCGGACGACGCCTGGAGGGCGGTAATGCTGGCCCGCATGTTCATCGGCGAACCCTACTCCTGGGCGGACGCCCTCGCCCGCATCATCGAGGGCCTCGGCACCCTGACCGACGCGGAGGACTGACGAGACGATGGCGAAGCAGTTCGAGTTCAGCGTCGTCGCGAAGTTCCGCGACCTCGCCATGCGCGACATCCGGCGGTTCCAGGCCCGGTTGCGCTCGGGCTGGAGCGCCGGCGCCGGCGGCGGCTTCGCACGGATGTTCGGCGGCGGCGTCGGCGGGCGCCTGGCGCAGCGGCTGGCGGCCAGGCCGAGCGGCGTCGGGGGCATCTTCTCCGACGTGTTGCAGGGGGCCACCGCGCTGACCCTTCTGCCCGTGCGCATCATCGGGGCCTTCACGCGGCTGATCCCCGGCATCGGGGGCGTGCTGTCGGGCGTTGTGGGCACGGCGGCGAACGTGCTGCAGGGCATCGTCGGGGTCGCCGCGAACGTCGTCGGCGGCATCATCAACGCCTTCGGCAAGCTGATCCAGGGCATCGCAACCGTTTTCGAGCGCGTGGTGGGTGTCGTCGCCCGCGGCCTGGGCCGGATTACGAAGATCGCCGGCATGGTGGCGGCAGGCACGGGCGCCGTGTTCGCCTGGCAGTTTATCAAGGGCATCCGCGAGAACATGCAGCTCGCCGACCTGCGCCAGGTGCTCCGCAAGCTGCTCGGCGAGGGCATGGCGAAGGAGGTCGAGCGGTTCGCGCGCAAGCTCTCGCTCGTCACGCCGTTCACGCCGTTCGAGATGATCCAGGCGTCGCTCGGGGTGGGGGCAGTCGGCAGGGACCCGCGCAAATACCTCACCCTGCTGGCGGACTGGGCGGCCGGGGCGAAGAAGCCGCTCGACCAGGTGATCGAGACGTTCCAGCGCGTCGTGACCGGGGCGCCCGGCGCGCGGAGAGGCATCCAGCGCCTACTGATCAGCATCCGGGACCTCCAGCGCGAGGGCGCGACGTTCACGAAGGCCGGGGCATTCACCGGCACGCCGGAAGAGATGACGGCCTACATGATGCGGGCGGTCGAACGGCGATTCGGCGGGATGGCGAAGGCGGCGGCCACCGTCGGGTCTGGCCCCTGGTCCACGTTTGTGGGGGCAGTCCAGGACCTGCGCATCAGCCTCACCCAGCCCTGGTACGAGCGCTTTAACGACGGGCTGATCGACATCAACGAGTCACTGCTGGCCCTCGCGGAGTCCCCAGCCTGGCAGAAGGTCATCGAGTGGAGTGACAAGGCGGCCGAGGCGGCTGACTCCGCCATTCGTGACGCCATCGACATCATGACTGACGCCGGGAAGTGGGCCGACTTCAAGCGACGCCTCGGCGAGAGGATGTCGGTCGCCTGGGAAGGGGCGGTCGAGCGGGCGAAGATCGCCCTGGGAGGCATCACCGACCTCTTCGCCGTCAAAGAGGGCGGGGAGTGGGGGCTGGGTCCCCTGACCAACTGGATTGTGGTCGCCTTCGACATGGCGATCACGCAGGTGGGCGGGCTCTTCCAGAAGCTGTGGATCGACGTGGGGCAGGACCTGCAGAACCGGCTGCTTGGTGCTGTGGCGAACGTTGCGAACGCGATCAACGCGGAGCTGATGGGCCGCCATGAACGGATGGCGCAAGAAGACTACGAGAAGGAGCGATCTCGCTATTTGAAATGGGGGTTCCCGGGGGCTCCCGCCAGGTGGGAGGACCTACCACACAAAGACCGGGAGTGGAGGATTGAGCAACAACGCATCCCGCTCGTCGAGAAGCAACTCCAGCAAGTACTATCGTTTCTCCAGGAACTCGTGGCTGGCGCCCAGCGGATCAAAATGCCGGCTGAGAAAGAGGCGGCAAAGGAGGCCGTGGACGAGCGGACGCGCCGCGCGATGGAAGAGGGCGGCGGCAGGCTGGCCGGGTACGCCGAAGATATGCGCGAGGGCGCCGCGGCCACCCGCGGCGCCTGGGATTCCGTGCCCATGACCCCAGAAGGGCGGGCCCTTGCGGAGGCAACAGCCGACCTCGAGAAGGTGCGCGAGAACATCGACGCCTTCATCGAACTGCAGGACAGGAACACCGCCAGCTTCCTGACCGTGGTGCATGCGCTTGTCGACGATACCGACACGCTGAAACGCAAGCACCAGGACTATGTGCGCGGAGTCATGGATCTGAGACAGCGCGTGAAGCGTCTCTCCGTGCAGCCCTACTGACCGGAGGTGCACGTGGCGGGCGGGTATTTCAACGACGGGACGATACACGTCGAGCTCGGCGCGCACGCCTTCGCGACGCCCACGGCTCTGCGCCGCAACGTGTTCCTGGAGCCGCACTCCGCGCCGGCGACCGTCCTCGACTCGGGCGGCGGCGTGCTCGAACTGACCGTCACGGGCCAGCGCCTGCGCGCCAACCTCGGCGACGCCGAACGCTACGCCTACGAGCACTTCCACTCCCTGGCCACCAGCGACCCCGGCGACCTCGGCGTCGAGGACAACCTGGGCAACCGCGCGGTCTTCGGCGACTCGGTCTGCATCGGCGCGGTCGCGGAGATCCAGGCGTTCCGGTTCGTCGAGATGCGCACCGACTGGCAGAGCCCGTCGAAGTCCGCCGAGCCGGCCTGGGGCGCCATCCCCGCCGCGCCGGCGACCTATCCCGGCACGGACACGTTGCAGGACTACCGGGCCGGGGGCGTGCAGCTCGGGACCTTCCCGGTCGGGATGCGGATCGAGATGTCGCGACGGTTCCCGCTGCGCGAGATCCCCAGGGCGCGCGGGTCGCGTGCGCGCGGGCCGGCGGCGGGCGCGGTGATCCGGTTCGTCGTCACGGGGCACGCGCTCGTGACGGGCCAGAACCTGGCCGACTACCTGGAGGCGCTGGCGCGCAGCATCGGGCCGCGCTGGGTGACGCTCCGGGCGAACGGGAACGTGTTCGACCGCGTCCTGCTGGAGAGCTTGCGGCCGACACACACGGACAGCCGCGCGACCGACTTCGAGGCGGAGTTCGTGCAGGACGTGGAGCTCGGCGGCGTCGAGCAAATCACGACCACCACAGAGACGGCGACGACAACGGGGGCATGAACCACGAAGGACACGAAGATCACGAAGGCACAACAGCAGACGGCAACGAAAGGAGGTGCGGTGATGAGCAAGGACGGATGGTGGTGGCCGGCCAACGCGAGGAAGGCGCACTACATGATCGCCGGGCGCTCGTTGTGTGGCGAGTGGGGCTGCCTCGGCAATGCCCACCCCGAGCAGGGGAACGATGACAGCCCGGACAACTGCGCCGAGTGCAAACGACGGCTCAAACAGTGGAAGGGAGGTGCGGGATGAAGCGGAGGGTCTGGGACGGGACGAGGACGCTGGTGTGTGAGAGCTGCAGCGCCGAACGCGAGGCCCGGCGGGGAGACCATGAGCCGCGCTGCGTGCTCTGCGGAGCGCGCATGCGCGCCCCGAAGGCAGAAGTCAGAAGGCAGAAGGCAGAAGGAACGGCAACGGCAAACGGCAACAACGGCGCCCACCACGAAGGGCACGAAGGGCACGAAGGCGACGGCAACGGCGGGGCCGAGGTAACGGCGACGCCAAAGACGGCAACGGCAAACGGCAACGACGGGGGAGGGACAACGGCAACACCGCCGGCCCCGCCCCACAGACAGTTGACGACCGATGCCCCGACAGAGATCCGCCCGCTGGACTGGGTTGGGGAGCGGCGCTGAGTGGCTGTCGAGCTCTACATCGACGACGTGCTGACCAGCACCTGCCAGGTGCGCAGCATCACGGCCTCGTACGTGCAGCCCTTCGAGGCGGTGATCTTCTGCCCCTGCCGGCACGACGCGCCCACCACGCTCCACCTCTGGGACACCGTCCGCGTGGACGTCGGCGGCGTCACGCGCTTCCGGGGCAACCTGACCGAGGTCGCACCCGGCGGCGTCAGCGACGAGGGCGTCACGTGGATCGCCCGCGGCAAGCGCTTCCGGCTGGAGAACGAGCCGGTCCGCGTCAACGGGCGCGGCTTCTACGTCTGGAACCGGCGGGGCCATACCTGCGAGGAGGGCCAGGGAGGCGAGGACAGCCCCGGCAACGACGGCGGCAAGTGGGAGGCCGGCGAGATCGTCATCGACATCCTCGAGCACGCCCTCGGCATCCCCGGCGGCGGGTCGGACATCGCCGGCCACCACGGCGACGCCTGCTGCGTGACGGACACCTACCTGACCGCCGCCGACGTGGCCGGCTACACGGCGGCTGACTGGCTCGCGCTGGACAGCGTCATCGGCGAGTTCAGCGTGGACAACACGAGCGTCGCCGACGCGATCAGCCTGCTGGTCGCGCTCAACGGCGGCTTCTACGGCTGGTACGTGGACCCGAGCACGGGCGACCTGGTCCTGGTGGACCTGGACGACCTGGAGTGCGTGGACATCGAGGCCGGCCGGCTGGGCCACTGGCAGGACGAGGGCGGCACGGACTACCGCCTGCTCGACAACCGGCTGGAGTGGAGCCTGGAGGGCGTCGCCTCGACCATCGTCATCCAGGGCACGGACGAGACGACCGAGGAGCAGCCGGCCAACATCGAGGGCACGGCCAACCCCGGCCTGGGAGACCTGGGCGAGATGGAGCTGGTGGCGGCGCCGTGGAAGGGCTTCGCCTCCGCCTATAGGCCGCTCTGCCAGACGAAGCGCTACACGACCGCGAAGCAGATCGACCCGCTCAACGCGCTCACCCCGCCGGTGGGCTTCCTGAACTTCGGCCACGGGCCGCGCGTCTACGAGGGCACGGGCCTGGGCGCTAAGCTCGCCTACAACCCCGCCAGCGGCGTCTTCCCGCGCTGGATGCACCAGACCGGCATCCTCGGCTTCTACGAGGCGCCGGCGCTCGGGCCGGGCGTGAAGCTCTGGGGCTGGTACTGGGCCGAGGTGCCGTTCCTCGTCACGGCGGGGCCGGCGGGCGACGCCTGGCACTGCTACGGCTACCAGCGCACGCGGACGGTGTACGACTCGGCGTTCAAGCACCCGACCAGCTACCCGCAGGAAGGCGAGGCCGACGACGAGACGGCGATGGGCATCCTGGCGACGCGGCTCCTGCGGCTCTACAAGAACGTCCGCCGGCAGGGGCAGCTCGACTGCGACGAGGTGGACTTCGCGGCCTTCCACCTGGAGCAGCGCTACAGCGTGTCGAACCTGGGCGCGGCCGCGCTCGGCTACTCGACCAGCACGGAGGCGCCGGCGATCACCAGCACCACGGGCTGCCCGTGGCTGCCGACGCGCTGGGACGCGCTCTGCATCAACGCGGTGGAGGTGACCTACGACTTCGACGACGACGCGACGCGGATCCGCGTGGCGAACACGTTCTTCATGCTCGAGGAGTACTCGGAGCTCAAGCGGCGGCTGGAGCTGAACCTGTTCGCGCAGCGCGAGTTGGACCTGAGCGAGGACGTGGCCGCCTGCACCGTCCGGGACACCTACTCGCAGGAGGAGGACGCGGAGGCCGTGCCGACCACGGCGCCGCCGAGCACGCCTGCGCCGCCGAGCACAACCCCGGGCCCGACGACGCCGGGGCCCACGACGCCCCTGCCGACCACATCCGGGCCGACGACCCCCGCGCCCACCACGCCCGGGCCGACGACGCCGAAGGCGACGACTACGACCGAGAAGGCGACCACCACGACCGAGAAGGCGACCACGACGACGGAGAAGCCGACGACCGCCGCGCCGACGACTCCGAAGCCGACCACGCCCCCGGGCCCTGAGCCGACGACCGAAGGCCCAGGCCCCGGTCCGACCACGCCCGGCGCCGGCACGTCCACGACGCCGGCGGGGTCGACCTCGACCCAGGCGTGGAGCACGACGAGCACGACTTCGACCTGCTGGACGGACGGCTGCACGGAGGCCAACTGCGAGGGGTGCCCGGAGCTGCTCTACGCGGACGTTTACATCGAGCCCGACGACGAGATGGAGTGCATCCTGAACGGCACCGTGGAACTGACGCAGCAGGGGAACCCGTGCTACTGGGAGTGCACCGACACCCCGGACGCCTGCGACACGGGCGAGGGCTACTGCTGGATCGAGGACGGCATCAACAGCTTCCTCGTGTGCGACGACAGCTATCAGTACTGCAGCGCGCTCGATTGGTATCTGCAGCTCACGATTGGCGGGGAGGGCGGGCTCTGCGAGTGCGTCTGCGCCTGGTGTCGGCCGGTCTGCACGTGCCCGACGGGGACCTACGCGTGGGCGGGCGGCGCCTCGACCTGCCATTGGTGCGGGTCCGACGAGACCACGAACTCAATCGACGTCTACTCCTGACGGAGGAGGTGCGCTGATGGACGGCGTAAAGATGGCGCGGATCAGGCGCTGCAAGGCGTGCGAGCACTGCTTCTGGCGGCCGCCCCAGTACCGGGGCACGCACGGTTACGCGCGGTTCTGCGCGGTGCGCGGGCACGAACGCGGCGGCCGCATCGAACTGCACGACGCCTACATGGAGGGGCCGGAGGCCAACTGCCCCGCCGGCTACTGGACCGGCCTGGAGCCGGTGGACATGGAGGCCGAGGCCGAGGCGTCCAGGCAGATGCGCATCCGCGTGCAGACCGCGCAGTACGGGCCGATCCTGGAGATCTCCCTCATGGCGACGCCCGCCGAGAAGCGGGCGGAGATCATCGAGGACCTGGCCGACGTGCTGCACCTGGAGCCCGAGACCAGGGACGCGCTCCTGGAGGCACTGGCCGGCTAAGCAGCAGCGGGAACCACGAAGAACACGAAGAGCGCGAAGGAAGGCAACGGATGAGGATCGGGGCACAACGGCAACGGCGAGAGGGATGGGTGTCGCCTCCGTTTGTCGCTTCTCATGGTCTGTCGTTTTTCTTCGTGCTCTTCGTGCTCTTCGTGGTGAGAACGCCGTTTTGAGAGGAGGTGCGAGGTGAGCAAGTCGGCTGAGACGATCCGGGAGAAGTGGCGCCGGCGGGCGGAGCGCATCGGCCCCGCCGGGGCCGGCAAGGTGCCGCCCTGCATCTACGGGGACCGGTTCAGCGAGGGCTGCTGCGACGGCTGGAAGGTACGCTGCCACCATCCGAGCCAGCCGGAAGCCCTGGTCGTCAAGCCGAAGCACTGCGCGCACTGCGAGCGCCGCCTGCCACCGGGCCGCCTCCGCATCGGCGCGGTGATCACCGCGCGCAACGAGGGCGACGAGGTCCACGAGACGGTCAAGTCCCTGGCCGACTCCGTCATCGACGCGCAGCTTATGGTCGCCCTGGTGGACGACGGCTCGACGGACGGGTCCTGCGACGCCGAGCGGTTCTCCGACGTCGACGCCGACCACGTCGTCATCACGCGCATCCGCCACGAGGAGAGCGAGGGCGTGGGCCGCTCCCGCAACGCCGGTTGGGCGACCGCCCGGGGGCTGGGCTGCGACGTCGTGACGTTCCACGACGCGCACATGCGCTTCAACCCCGGCGACCTGGAGGCGCTCGCCGTGAAGGCGCTCCGCACGGGCGCCCTCGTCACGGGCGCCAGCCACGACGTGCCGTCCAAGGGGCGGCTGCGCGGCTGCTGGATGCACTACTCGGCCGGCTACGGCATCCAGCCGAAGTGGGCCACGGCGGGCCAGGTCCGCGACTACGTCCCCGAGGGCCTGCGCGAGGGCAAGCCGAAGCCGGACCGGCCCGACTCGGCGCCCCTGCCGGAGTGGTGGCGGACGCCGTGCATGATGGGCGCCTGCTACGTGGTGCCCGTCGAGACCGGCAAGAAGCTGGAGGCGGCGACGGGCCAGCTCTGGGACGATACGGCGGGCGTCTGGGGATTCTCCGAGCAGGCGCTCTCCATCAAGGCGTGGCTGCTCGACGTGCCGATCCTCCAGAGCCGCGACTACGCGGCCGGGCACAATTACCGGGGCCACAACCCGCACCCCGACGCGAACGCCGGCCAGTGGCGCAACATCGCCCGCTGCACGGCGCTCTACTTCGGGCGGGAGGTTTTCGACCGGCGCTTCCGCACCTGGTGCGAGGGCAACCTGCCGGCGGGCGAGCTGGAGGAGATCGTCGCCGGGGCACTCGCCGACGCGCCCGAGCCGGGCTGCTGGCTGCACCATCCGCACGACGCCTTCACGCACCTGCTCGGCATCGGCGCGCCGATCACGGGCCTGCACCCGGAGCACAAGTGGCTGCTGGTCGTCCAGGAGGTCTGCCGCGAGCTGGCGGCGGAGCACCCCGAGGGCGAGGGCGTGCGCGTGCTGCAGTGGCGGCCAGGCGAGGCGACGCTGCTCTGCCGCTACCTGCTGCCGAAGGCGGAGATCATCGCGCTCGAAGTCGCCGGCTACCGGGTGAAGGTCTGGACGGCCGCGTGCAAGGCGCACGGCGTGGCGCTGCACCAGCTCGAGGTCGCCGACGAGGACTACTGCACCCGCCCGGTGCACGCGTCGTGGCGGGGGGAGGGGTTCGACCTGGTCCTCATCGGCGGGGAGCGGCAGGGGGAATGCCTGGCCGTCGCGGGGCGGCTCCTGCGGCCGGGGGACGGTCGGATCGTGCGCAACCCGATGGCCGACCGGCTCCAGATCGAGGACGACGAGCTCAAGAAGGAGCGGAAGGCGCTCCGCGATCTGGGCTTCCTGCCCAACAACGGCGGGGACCACGAAGAACACGAAGAGCACGAAGAGGGGAACGACGCGAACGATGGGCAGGCAGAGCCTTCGGAGGTCCGGTCGGGTCAAAGCCCAGGGGCGGCACTGGGCGGCACCTCCGCCCGGCCGGCCTCCGCTCCATCGAAGGCAGAAGGCAGAAGGCAGAAGGCAGAAGGGAACGGCAACGGCGGCAAGCCCGACCCGCTCGTCACGGTGTGCGTCCTGAACTGGGCCCGCGACGGGAACATCGGCGAGCTGCTCACGTCCATCAGGGCGCAGACCGTCCCGGCGAAGGTCGTGCTCTGGAACAACGGCGACCCCATCGTCTTCCGCGACAGGGGCGGCACGGAGAAGGAAGGCGCGGTCGCGCACCAGGCGCTCCGGCCCATCGCCGAGCACCCGCTGGTCAGCCTGGCCGTGCAGTCCAGCCGCAACGTCGGCTGCTTCCCGCGCTGGTGGCTGGCGAGCCTGGCGGACACGGAGTACGTCTGCTCGATGGACGACGACCTCGCCTTCGCCGACGAGCGCGTGCTGGCGGACGCCGTCGCCTACGCCCAGAGGCACTGCCGGCGGGGCATCATCGGGCTGTTCGGCTGGCGGCGCGTCGAGGACAAGGATTACCGCCACGGCGAGCACATCCAGAAGCCGCCGGGCCACGAGTGGGTGGACGTCATCAAGGGGCGGTTCATGTTCTTCCGGCGCGAGCTGCTCGACCGCGTGCCGCTGGCCCTGCCCGGCCTGCCCGTGATGGGCGGCATCCGGCAGCGCGAGGACGACATCATCCTGAGCCTCTGCATCGGCGCGGGCCGGGAGCACCCGCACCTCGTGATGGGGCCGGGCAAGCGCTGGCGCGACCTGCCGACGCGCGGCGTGTCGAGCGAAGGCACGCCCGGCCACTGGCAGCACCGGCAGGACACGCTGGAGTACGTCACCCACTGGCTGGAGGAACGCCGATGAAGCTCACCACAACGACACGACGATCACAACGACGGCAACGGAACGGCAGGGGGAAGAAACAACGGACAACGGAGGCGCTTGGCCGTCATCCTCGATTCCTGCCGTTCGTCGTGCTCGTTGTGTCGTCGTGGTTGATCCTGCCCGGCTGCGGGCTGTTTGGGGACGGAGTCAAACAGGATCCGATCCCCCTCGACCCGCGTCCGCCCGTGGACCTGCGCGAGGACATCAGCCGCCAGGCCGCTTACGCTGCCGACGTGCTGGACGCCGTCGAGGTCCTCGGTGCCGAGCCGGCCAGCGAGGCCGTCGCCCAGGCCGCCGACTCGGCCGACCTAGTCGAGAGCTACCTCGGGCCGCCGATCGAGCGGATCCCCGTCGCCGTGGAGACGCCGGGCACCGGGCCGGACGCGCGCAGACTGGGGCCGTGCCCGGTGCACGAACGCTACCTGGAGCGCGCCCGGGAAGCGCTCGAACTCTGGCGTGAGGCGCAGGCCGAGCACGAGGAGGACCTGGACGACCTGCGCGAGGAGCAGATGGAGCGCGGCGGAGGCGGTCGGCCCTGGTTCATCAGCCTGCTGCTCGGGCTCGGATGGTGGCTGCTGCCCCTGGCGGTGCTGGGGCTGCTCGTGCTGCTGCCGGAGCAGGTGGTCGGGAAGATCGTCGGCGGGGTCATCGACGCCGTGCGGGCGGTGGTCGGGGAGATTGTCCTGCGCGCGACGCACACGCTGGCGCACGTCGTCGAGGGCGTCCAGCGCGCGAAGGGCGAGATGGAGCCGGAGCAGCTGGACGTGCTCCGGCAGAAGCTGACTGACAGCACGACCCTGGCGGACAAGGAACGCATCGCGCTCATCAAGGAGCGCGTGAAGGCGGATCTCAGCGCAGAGAATGCTGAGACCGCAGAGAGCAAACCCCAGGAGAAGGAGGGAGTCTGATGGCAGGAGTGATCGGATGGATCGTGGTCGGCGTATGCGTGGCGGTGGCGGCGAGGTCGCTCTACCGCTGGTGGCACAACTGACGAACGGACTCTCACCACGAAGGACACGAAGGGCACGAAGGGAAGAACGACAACGGCAGCAACGGCAAGGTGGGGAGAGGCGGCGGCGCAGGATAGGCCCTGTCGTTCGCCGTCATCCTCAGGCTGTGCCGTTCTTCGTGGTCTTCGTGTCCTTCGTGGTCCAGGTGTTGTTGAGGAGGAGGTGCAGTCGTGAGGAAGCAAGCGGAGCTGATCAAAGCGGGCGAGTGGGACGTGCTCCTGATCCTGGACGCCTGCCGGGCGGACTACTTCGCTGAGGTCTGCGAGCCGGCGGAGGTCGTCCGCAGCCCGGCGGGCAACACCACGCACTGGATACAGGCGCTCGGCGGCTGGTTTGAGAGCCAGCCGGTGGCCTATGTGACCGGGAACCCGGTCGTGAACCGCGAGTTCAACAAGCGCGGCAACAACTTCCACCCCGTGTCCGTCTGGGGGGGCTGCTGGGGCGTCCACACCCGGGCCGAGGTCCCGTCCGTCCATCCCCAGGCGGTCAACGGCTACGTGGCCGGGATGGGCTACCCTCCCATGCCCTGGCAGCATCTGGTCGTCCACTACATCCAGCCGCACGCGCCGTACATCGGCGAGCCGCCGCTGGGCCTCTCCCGGCCCTGGAAGAATATGCCCTGGGCGAAGCTCCAGGGCGAGATCCGCGACCGCTGTTTCCGCCCGGATGAGATCGTCGGCGGGATCGGCATGAGCTGGGAGGAGGTCCGCGCGGCCTACCGGGGCAACCTGCGCCTGGTCTGGCAGGCCGCCCGGCAGCTCGCCCGCGAGTTTATCCGCGCCGGGCGGCGTGTCGTCGTCACAAGCGACCACGGGGAGTTCCTCGGCGAGCAGGGACGCTTCGGGCACGAGTGGGAATGGGGCAACGAGCCGATCCTCCGCGAGGTGCCGTGGCTGGAACTCGCCGCTGACGCGGCGGAAGGCAGAAGGCAGAAGGCAGAAGGCAGAAGTGACGGCAAGACGACCACCGAACAGAAGCTGGAGGCCCTGGGCTATGCCTGAGCTGCCCGCGCAAATCGACCTGCTGCGCTCGACGGACTGGCGGACGCTGATCATCCTGGACGCCTGCCGCTGGGACGTCTTCGAGGCCGTCCTGGCGCACTGCATTCCGCGCGGCCTCCAGCCCCGGCCCGTCCGCTCGCCCGCCACCTGCACCGCCGAGTGGCTCATCGCCGTCAAGCCCGCCCTGGAGGCGGAGGACACGACCTACTACACCGCGAACGCCTTCGTCGAGCGCGAGCGCGCCGGGCGCGGCCTGCGCGTGGACCTGCGCAACGTCTGGCTCCGCCACATGACGCCGTGCGGGCTGGACGGGCGGCAGACCGTCCAGCCGTGGGTGATGAACGCCGTCGTCCTGCGCCAGGAGATGCCGGCCGGGGTCTGTCCCAGGCCGCGCGCGCGGCGCGTGGTGCACTACGCGCAGCCGCACTACCCGCCGGTGGCGATGAAGCTGTCGGCGGTCTCCGGCTGCCGGTGCGATTACGAGGCCAGCGCGGAGGTGGTCATGCGCGCCGCGCTGCATCTGGCGGGGCTGCTGCCGGGGCCGACGGTGATCACCGCCGACCACGGCGACATGCAGGGCGAGGACGACCTCTACGGACACGACTGCCGCTGGGACAGGCCGGAGCTCTGGACTGTCCCGTGGCTGGAGCTCGCCGCTGACGCGGCGGAAGGCAGAAGGCGGAAGGCAGAAGGCAGAAGTGACGACGACGACACAACAGTCGAACAGAACCTGGAGGCGCTCGGCTATGCCTGACGCTGATCTCACCGTCGTCTGTGCGGCGTCGCCGGGCCGCTGGATCCCCCGCGCCCGGCGGCTCATGGCCTCCGTCTGGCGCTACGCGCCGGAGGTGGACGCGCGGATCCACGTCGTGGACCCCTGGTCCAAGGCCCGCCGCTTCCGCGCCTTGAGCTCCGTCGAAGGGGCAGTCCATCTGCTGCACCTCGACTGTGACTGCCTCTGCGCCGGCTCCGTGCTCGACGTGCCCAGGGGCCGGCTGGTCTCCCGCCGCGCCCCCATCCACGGCCACCCGAAGTGGGACGAGGACTGCTACCGCGACATGCTGGCGGACTTCGGCCTGCCCTACCGCACGCTCCCCCTGCCCGGCCTGTTCCTCTGCGACGCCGCCGTGGCCCGCTGGATCGCCGCAAGGGAGGGCCTCTGGCGGGAGCGCTACCTGGCGTCCCACTTCCGCCCCATGAAGCGCCACCCGAACCCGGACACCGTCACGCTCGCCCTCACCCTGGCCGAGCGCGGCATTACGGACGCCGAGACGACCTGGGTCGGCCCGGAGACGTTTTCCTTCCAGGGCGCCGACCCCCGGCCCGGCGTCGTGCACCACTTCGGCACGGCCACCTACGCGAAGCTCGAGGAGAAGGGACTCCTCTGGACCGAACTGGAGGCGAGGCGACTCATGACCGCAGGCGAGATTGAGGACGTCGAGGAGATCTACGACGAGGAGTACCACCGCGTGGCCGGCAAGCGCGGCGAGAAGCAGTGGCCCGCCAAGCAGGACATGGCCCGCGCCATCCACGAGCTGCTCGGGCCGCGCAGCGTCATCGACGTGGGCTGCGGGCGCGGCTGGTGGCTGGAGTACTGGGCCCGCGAGCATCCGGCCGTCCACGTCGTCGGGATGGACGGCTGCGCGCGGCTCATCAAGCAGACCGGCCAGTGCGACGACCTGGTCCGGCCGCTCATCAACTCGTGCGACCTGCGCGTGCCGGACTGGTGGCGGCCCTGGACGGAGCACGCGGCCTGGCCGTTCGACCTGGTCATGTGCGTCGAGGTGGCCGAGCACCTGCACGAGGGGCACGCCGGCGCGCTCATCTACGGCCTGACGCGGCTGGCCGGGCCGGACGGGACGGTGTTCTTCAGCGCCGCGCGGCCGCGCCAGAAGGGCCGGCACCACGTCAACCTGCGCCGCAAGGACTGGTGGGCGGACCAGTTCCGGCTGCACGGCTGGGACAGCGTCCCGCCGCTGCGGCGGACGTGGCAGGCGTCGCTCAACAAGCAGGGGCAGTTCGGCTGGAACATCCGCAAGAACGCCATGTTCTTCCGCCGGGGAGAGGCATGAACCACGACGACCACCACGAGCACAACGGACGGCCAGGATCGGGGGGGACGACGGGAGCAAGTTCTGTGCGCCGTTGTCGTTCCCCTCGTTCAGTCGCAGCCGTTGCTGTCCGTCGTGATCGTCGTGATCGTTGTGGTGAGACCGCCGTTTCTGGAGAGGAGGTGCACTGATGGCTGGACCGAAGACGTACGGACACGCGCGGGTCCTCTGCGACCTGCTCCGCGACCGGCGCTATGCGAGGGGCGCGGAGATCGGCGTCAACCACGGCATGACCGCGCTCTACCTGCTGGAGCATCTGCCCGGCATCGAGCGCTACTACGCCGTGGACCCCTGGGAGGCGGACTCCACCTACCTGGAGACGCTCAGTCCCGAGAAACGCCGCACGCAGGCCGAGTTTGATGCGGCCTACGCCGGCTTCCTGGCGCGCATCCTGCCCTATGCGGGGAAGGTGGCCGTTCTGCGGCTCGACAGCTTGTGGGCCGCCGACGCCATCCCACGCTGGACGCTCGACTGGGCCTTCATCGACGGCGTGCATACCTCGACGCACTGCCGCTGCGATATCGACGACTGGGTACCAAAGGTAGTCCACGGTGGCCTGCTGGCCGGGCACGATTACAACATGCCGGGCGTCAGGAAGGCCGTGGATGAGCGCTTCCGGCGCGTCCACGTGGCCCCGGAGAACGTCTGGTGGGTGGAGGTCTGATGCCCAAGGCAGAAGGCAGAAGGCAGAAGGCAGAAGGAACGACAGCCGCGCCGTCGTGCCGTTGTTGCCCCCGTCGCGCCGTTGCCGTCCGTCGTGATCGTTGTGATCGTCGTGGTGAGACCGCCGTTTCTGGAGAGGAGGCGCCCGTATGAGCGACCTGACCCTGATCTACGCCGTGACGCCGACGCAGCCCTACGTCCGCTACGCGGCGGCCAGCATCTACAGCGCCCTGCGCTCCAACCCAACAGTGCGCATCGCGCTCTGCGAGAGCGCGGCGATGGTGCCGGACAACCCGGCCACCGGCAAACCCTACCCGGAAGCCCTCCACGTGAACGCGCTGTGCGAGCTCACCACGGCGGAGCGTAGCGAAGCCGGGTCGTCTGCCGTTGCCGTTCCTTCTGCCTTCTCCCTTCTGCCTTCTTCCTTCGCCGTCCTCATGGACGCCGATACCTGGGTCCACGGCGACCTGCGTGAGCTGCTGCCGGGGGAGGGCGACGACGTCAGCCTTCGCACCGCGCACCCCTGGACGACCGGGCAGATCGACCGCAACGGCTGGCACGACATCTGCGACTATTGTGATGGCCCGGCTCGGGCCGGCCATCCGCAACTGGATGCGGGCCCTGCCGACCTGCAACCTGCCCTACCCGGTCCACCTGCAGCGGCGGGAGGACTGGTGGATGCTGGACCAGCTCGCCCTGAGCGCCGCCGTCGCCGGCTTCGGCTGGCACGTCCGCGAGCTCGGCGCGGAGCACTTCTCCCGGAACTTCTCCGGCGAGAAGGGCGGCATTATCCACCACCTCGGCAAGAACACCGACCCGTTCAACCCCAAGTTCTGGGAGAGGAGCTTCCGATGA